CGGCAATCGTCGCGGGGCTTGTCCTTCTTGGCGTGGCAATTCGTGATGTGATTAAAAACGGCTTCAACAATAAGAATTTTACGGCTATTACCGTGGCGCTGCTAACTATTGGCGGTGCTATTGCTATCATTACAGGGGCGTGGATACCGCTGCTGATTGCCGCTATAGCTGCAGTGGTCGTGTGGATCGTTGCAAAATGGACGTCCATAAAGGAATGGATCAGTAAAACGATCAGCAGTATCGATGCGGCCTTTGAGCAGTTTCTTGCCAACGTAGAAGAGGGCGTTGCAGCGGCAGTGGACTGGGTCATCGAAAAATGGACGGCCGTAAAGGAATGGATCAGTAAAACGATCAGCAGTATCGATGCAGCTTTTGAGCAGCACCTCGCCAATGTGGAAGCAGGTGCCGCGGCGGCAGTGGATTGGGTCATCGAAAAATGGACGGCCGTAAAGGACTGGTTCAGCGGCCTGTGGGAAAAGGTCGCATCCGGCGCTGTGGCTGCGTGGAATGGAATCAAAAGCGCCTTCAAGTCTGTGCCGGAGTGGTTTCAGAGCAAATTCCGAGACGCATGGCAGAAGGTCAAGGACGTGTTTTCGACAGGCGGCCGTATCTGGTCAGGCATCAAGGAGGGCATCGAAAGCACCTTCCGCACGGTCGTCAACGCAATTATCCGCGGCATGAACACGATCATCGCCGTGCCGTTCAACAAGATCAATTCCATGCTGAATACGATCCGCAATGCGCACTTCCTTGGCATTTCCCCGTTCCAGAATATGTGGGGCGTGAATCCACTGCCAGTGCCGCAGATCCCGATGCTGGCGCGCGGAGCGGTCATTCCGGCGAACCGGCAGTTCTTGGCCGTGTTGGGCGACCAGCGCAACGGCAACAACCTGGAAGCGCCGGAATCCCTGCTGCGCCAGATTGTGCGCGAAGAAGCCGGCGGTGCCGGCAGCCGATACGAGTTTATCGCCCGGTTGGATCGCCGCACACTGTTTGATGAAGTAATCACCGAAGCAAAATTGCGGAAAGGGCAAACGGGCAAAAACCCGCTTGTAGCGGTGTAACACATGGCACAGGAATACATTAAAATTCGAAAAAGTCCGTCGGATGACTGGCTGGTACTTCCGCAGCCGGATTCCGGCGCGCTGACGTACGACTTTGAAACAACTTACACGGAGGACAGCGGCCGCACCCAGACCGGCGCGGCCGTTGTCAGTCCGCTGTTCACGGTCGAAGCGCTTGGATATAGCCGAGCGTCGATCAGCAAAACCATGCTGTCGCAGATCCTGAAGATCATTGCAAAAGGTCAGCAGTTCCAGTTGCACTACTTTTCCGCTTACTACGGCGCGTGGTGCCAGGCGTGGTTTTACGTCGGCAAAGGGCAGCTGAATATCGGGCGCCTGAACGAAGGCAAGGAGCTGTTTACGTCCCTGGATTTTAACATGGTCAGCGTCAATCCACTGACGTGATTGGGGGTGACATGAATGCGAACAGTCGAAAGTCAAATCACAAGCGTCTATCCATCGCAGACGAACTTTGTGGTTGAAGCGACTTTTACGTGGGATCACGATGTGACATTGGTGTATTATGGCAGTACAACTGTGACGCTCAAGGCGGGGGAACACCTACAAGTAGACGGGGCGTGTTTTCGTCCTGGTGGAACGAAAATCACAGCGCAGATATCATCAGGCAGTTACCCGGTCGGGCTTTCCGCGTGCAAATGCGCGACAATTGAAATGTACGATGGTGGGTGGCAAAACGTCGATAACCGGAATCTATACGAAGGAGCGACCGTGCACCTAAAGGCAGATATCAAAATCGACGGCAATGGATACTTGGTTCCAATGGGCAGCTTTAAGGTTTATGAAGTGGAAACCGTGCATGAAGTTACCACGCTTACTTGCTACGATGCCATGAGGGAAGCGGACGTGCTGTGCCCGACGGAGATGCAGGGAGAGCACAATTACATAGAGCTATGGAGGCTGGCAGCGACTCGTCTCGGCCTGACGCCCAGCGCGATTGATAATGATTTGGGGTATAACGCGCTGGCGACCGTGGACACACAGCACACCATCCGGCAGGTGATCGAAGCTATCGCGCTGGCCTGCGGTGGCAATGCCGTGGTGTCTGGGGATGCACTGTATGTGCGACCGATTACATCTACAGCAGATGTGACGTTAACACAGTGGATTAACCAACTGGAAGTGGCAAGTACGCCGGTCGAAGTCACTGGAGTGCGCGTGAAAAAGACGTTCGCCAGTGACGGGCAAGAGCACACGTATTTCTTCGGCGCCGGAGGCTACGTTATCGAACTGAATGACGACAACCTGTGGTTGGGCATCGAAGGGCCAGCAGGGTCGATCACGGTCGCTGCTGAAGCAGTCGCGGAAACAGCGTACGAGCAGCTGAAAAACAAGCCGATCTATAAGTTCTCCGGCGATCTTCCGGCCGACCCGCGGCTTGATATTTTCGACAAGGTTATCGTCAAGGACATCAACGGCCGGGAATACCCGTCGATCATCATGAACTACACGTTCGTGTTTTCCGGGAAAACGTCGATTGGCAACAGCGTGGAGTCCAGCAGCAGCTACAACACATCCGATAGCGGTCCTTCCGGATCGTCGCCTTCCGGTGGTGGCGGTGGGGGCACGATCGATGTGGACAGTGCACTATCAACGACCAGCACCAACCCTGTCCAGAATAAAGTTATAACTGCCGCGCTGAATAGCAAAGTGGATGAGGACGAAGAAATAACAATCTTGGACGTTGTTAACATGTGGAACGATACCTGACGGGAGGAAAAATTATGGCAACAAAATACACAGGGCAGAACGCCCTGAACAAGCTGATTCAGTTGGTGAAGACGGCGCTCAACAACAAGGCAGACAAATCGGCGCTCGACGGAAAGCTGGATGTTACCGGCGGCACGATTTTTGGCGATCTAAAGGTGAAAACGAACGCGGAGGGCACGGGGAACATTGACGTAGAGGGCGAGATTCGTGCGAGCGGCATGGCTCGCGCGATGACTGTATACGCAACGAACACTGTGCGGTCGGAGCTGATGGTCGATACGCCACTGCTTAACTTGAAACCTTCGTCGTCTGAGAAGTCAGTGCAGGTTCAGCAAGATGGGGATACCGCCGTGAAAATGGAGTGTTTTGACGGTACCCTTAGTAAGGGATACGCGCGCTTGGAGATTGGCACGCCGACGGACGCGAATACCAATGCGGCCACGACCGTGGAATATGTGAAGAACAAGGTCTCCGGTCTTCAGACGGCTTCGCAGGTGCAGGACGCGATCAAAAACGCGATCACGGGCGTATACACGCCGAAGGGGTCGATCGCGTTTGCGTCCCTGCCTGTGCCGGTTGCCGGTAAAGCCGGCTGGGTGTACAACATCAAGGATGCGTTCACGACGGATAACCATTTTATCGAAGGCGAGGGACGCGACTACCCTGCCGGAACGAATGTCGTATGTGCGGAAATCAGCGCCGGTGATTACGGCTGGGACGTGCTTGCAGGGACGATCGATCTGACAGAACTGACCGCCACAGAGGTGCAGAAACTCTGGGACTCCATCTGACGGGGGGCTGACTTATGCAGACAAGCGGAAGTGCAGCGATCAAAAAGCTGATCCAGCTTGTAAAATCCGCGCTGTCCGACAAGATGGACAAGGCGGGAGGAACTTTTACGGGCAATGTCTCCGGCAAGTACTTTACCGGCACGTGGCTGCAGACGCTGGAAGCAACTGACCTCGGCCGCGCACCCGGTAAAATTGCCGTGCTTGACGAGTCCGGCTGGGTGTACTATCGCACGCCGGCGGAGCTCAAATCCGATATCGGCGCAAGCGGCGGCGGAGTCGATGTCAGTACGGTGCTCGACAAGGTGTATCCGGTCGGCTCCATCTACATGAGCGTAAACAGCACAAATCCAAAAACGCTGTTCGGCGGTACGTGGGTACAGATCAAGGACAGATTTCTTCTCGCTGCTGGCACGACCTATAAAGCCGGTGCGACCGGCGGAGAGGCGGCACACACGCTTACCGCAAGCGAGATGCCGAGCCACAACCACGCGGTGTACTACCCGAATGCCGGAGCTGCTGACCACTCCGCGCCCGGCAACTATCCGGATGGCCCGTCTGACAGCACGTATTATGCGATTGGCAGCTACACGTCCAGCGCTGGCGGCGGCACAGCCCACAACAACATGCCGCCGTACTTGTCTGTGTACGTGTGGAAGCGGACGGCGTGACTTGAAGGGAGGGAAACATCGTGATACGTGGCACTACGCCGACATTTGAGTTTACGCTGCCGATGCTGACTGACGAGATCGCAGCCGGATATATCACGTTTGCGCAGGATGGCAGTGTTGTGATCGACAAGGATCTGGCGGACTGCACGTGCGCCGGTAGCACTGTGACACTACACCTGACGCAGGAGGAAACACTCAAGCTGTCGCAAAACACGAGGACAGAGCTGCAGATGCGCGTGCGCACGACGGGCGGAGAGGCGCTTGCAACGCGGGTGTATACCGTGCCTACCGAGCGCATCCTCAAGGATGGGGTGATCTGATGCTGCGGATCGATGTGGCATTTAAGCAGACCAGACAGACGCTGGAGCTGGACATGGCTGCAGGGGATCAGACGCTTGAACTGACGTTTGACAATTTTCAGCGCGTGGACGGCGCTGCGGACTACTACGACGGCGCATATGACGTGACGCCGCTGATCACGGCGCAGAGGCTACCAACGCGAAGCAAGACGATGCGCGACGATGTGCGCATCGAGATGATCCCGACGCGGGAGATCCCGAACGCCGCTGGCGGCGCAACTTTTATCGTTGGAGGCTGACTATGGCATACAGTAAAATTATTTATGGCGGCAATGTGCTGATCGACCTGACCGGCGACACCGTGGCCGCGGACAAACTGCTGGCAGGTATCACGGCGCACGGGAAGGACGGCGAGGAGATCACCGGCACTTGCGCGTATGACGCCGCCACCGGCGACGCCACTGCCGCGGAGGGCGAAATCCTGCTCGGCAAGACGGCGTATGTGAAGGGCGCGAAGAAGACCGGCACGATGCCGAACCGCGGCGCCGTGACGGGCACGATCGCCACCAAAGCGGGCGAGTACACTGTCCCTGCGGGCTACCACAACGGCGGCGGCAAGGTGGGTATCAGCTCGACCGAGCAGGCAAAGATCATCGCGGGCAACATCAAAGCAGGCGTGACCATCCTCGGCGTGGAGGGCAGCTACTCCGGCGCGTCGATCAAGGCGCAGGCCAAAAGCGCCACGCCAAAGACGACCGCACAGACTGTGTCGCCGGACAGCGGCTATGACTATCTGTCGAGCGTGACGGTCGCGGCAATCCCTTACGCAGAGGCCGCGAACCCTGCGGGCGGAACGACCGTGACGATCGGGTGACGATATGGCGGTCAGCAAAATCGTATATGACGGCAGGGCGCTGATCGACCTGACAGCCGATACGGTCACGGCGGACGCGCTGCTGTCCGGCACGACCGCGCACGACAAGGCAGGCAACGCCATTACCGGCGCGCTGACGTTTGCGACCGTCTACACCGGCTCCGGCGCACCGGACGCAAGCCTCGGCGCAGACGGGGACATCTATCTGGATCTGGGGTGATACAAAATGAACGAGCTGATCTATCACACCATCACACCGACCGCGCAGGAGGTCGGCGGGGACTATATGCTGATCCTGACGGCTGACAGTACGATTGATGATATCGTGCAGTACATCTTGGCAAACAAGGTGATCTGGTTTTACGACGGGGCGCTGTATCATCAGGTGGTTGCGTTCGAGGACGTCGAAAACGCCATGATCGTGTACTACTACAGGACGGACGGAAGCGTGGCGTCGCACCGGGTAGGTGACGGCGCATGAGGGTCGAAGGCCGGCAGATCAGAATTGTATATGACAATGCAAAGCAGTATCTGACGGCAGACAACTGTGCGATCGGTGTCGAGTCATACGGAAACGGCGTTGTCATCAAGTCAACTGCACGATCCGGCTATGCAATCTTCACTGATGCGGCAAAAGCTGTTTTGTTCCCGAACACAAAGGCACGCCCGGTAAAGGCGGACAGCCGTATCGCTTGCGGCGCGTCTATAAAAAACAAAAACAACTATTGCAGTCTTGAAATTAGTGGCACGGAGGTTCACAAAGTTCTGTGCGCAGACGAAGTAGGCGAACATGACGGGCTTACCAGCGCGGCGATCACTGGGGCGACATCGGCGACAACGATCCGATATCATCTGCACATTGATAGCATTTTTGTCGCAGCCGCGTGCTCGGTCGGGCAGCTTACCCTGTACTTCAGGCGCTACGTCTGCGCAGCGATGACGGCTGGCAGTGGCGTGGCATCCGCGACCGTATCTGATGCGGAACCGTGGGACGGTGACAGTGTGACCTTCACGGCCGCGCTGGCGGCTGGCGCGGCGTTTGACGGATGGTACAGTGATGCGGCGTGCACGCAGCGTGTCAGCACAAGCCTGTCGTACACTACCACGGCCGCGGATCTGACGCTGTACGCCAAAGCGACGCAAGCAGCGCCGACCGGTACAGGCGTCTACATCAAGCGCGCAGGGGCGCAGATACAGGCCGCTGCGGTATGGCGGAAGGCAAACGGCCTGTGGGCGAAATCGGACAAGACCGCGATCGAGGCGGGAAAGAATTATCGACTCAGTCAGTGGTGAATGAGGTGAATGAGGTGAATATTGTGAATGTTGTTGAGGCATTTGTGACGCAGAACCCGATGTATAGGAATCCCACAAAGATCCCGGTGCGCAAGCTGGTGCTGCACAGCGTGGGCTGTCCGCAGCCGAGCGCCGCCGTATTTGCGCGGCAATGGCAGACGGCACGGTATTTTGCGCACGCCGTGCTGCAAGCGGACGGCACGGTGTATCAGGTGCTGCCATGGGACTATCTTTGCTGCCATGTCGGCGCGGCGAACGCATACAGTATCGGCGTGGAAATGACTGAGCCGGACTGCATCCGCTACATCGGCGGCGCGACATTTGTGTGTTCCGACTGGGAGCGGGCAATCGCGCAGGTGACCGGCACGTACAACACGGCGGTCGCGCTGTTTGCGCAGCTATGTACGCAGTTTGGGCTTGACCCACGCAGCGACATCATCTCGCACGCGGAGGCGAGCGCGATGGGCATTGGCACGGATCACGCGGATCCGGAGCACCTGTGGCGGCAGCTCGGCAGGGGCTACACGATGGACGGCTTTCGGCGCGACGTCGCCGAGGCAATGAACGAAAATGACGACAAGGAGGACGATGACATGATTAGGTATACCACGATTGATGACGTGCCGGGCTGGGCACGCAGCACGATCAAAGAGATGATGGACGCAGGCCTGATCGCCGGCACCGGCGGTGGAAACCTTGGTCTTTCCGATGATATGCTGCGGATGCTGTATATCATGTGGCATATGCGCGATACGCGCTATGGTCGCATCGTAGATGGCAAAGTGATGGACGTGCCCGAATGGGCACTTGATAGCCTGCAGGCGCTTGTGGATAAAGGCGTGCTTGCTGGCATAGGCGATGGCAAGCTGGATCTGTCGCTGGATATGCTGCGGACGATGATCGTGTGCCAGCGCATGGTCGACGGAAAGTAACGGAGGGACTACATATGACTGCACCGAGCAAAGCAATGGAATTGAAGGCGGCTATCACGGCCGTACTGGCCGGCATGACGGCTTTCTGGGGGTGGACAGGCTGGCTCGTGGTGATCTGGCTGGCCGCGATGATCCTGGACTATGCAACGGGATCGTGGGCGGCGCTGTCGACCGGATCGTGGGACAGCGCTGTAGCACGTGCGGGGCTGTGGCATAAGCTGGGGAGCATTGTGGCCATGCTGGTCGCACTGCTGCTGGACGTGGCGCTGTCGGCGATTGTTAATTATGGTGATTTGGGTTTTGACTTGCCGTTTGAATACAAATCGGCATTTTTGCCGCTGGTGGCTATCTGGTACATTGTAACGGAGCTGGGGAGCATTATTGAGAACGCAGCGAAGCTTGGAGCGCCGGTGCCGAAGTTCCTGATCTGCAGCTTGAAAAAGCTGAAAGACAAAGCGGATGAAGATAAATAAAGAACGGGCGCTGCCTTAACTGGCAGCGCCATTTTCTTTATCTGTGAAGTTGTTTTTGCCCTTGAATTTTGACAACACTTTTGACAACAGTTTGCGTCTCAAAATGTTCCGGAGTGCGCCGAAAGAAAAACGAAGAAACCATTGAAAAATCAAGGTTTT